GCATGCCTGAAAACGCCTGAAGGTGCCTGTTGCGACCAGCCATATTCAAGCCTTCGCGCATACGGTAGGCTGTTAACAATGTAGATCGTTTGACCTCGCTTCCATCCCTTTAGGACGGCCTCCAGTCTTTCAATCGCTGCTGTTCCTTCTGGGTCAGGCGGGTAATCAGTACGCAAATCCATATCAACAACGGACGGATTTGTATTACCTCTAAACCTGCCTTCTCGAACTGGAGAAATCTTGTCAATTGATGCTCCAAGCTTTTGCGCAACTTGCCTAACTAATTCGTCAACATCTGCATTCGACTTCTGAATCAGCTTCGAGAAATTGGCCTTGAATGCTGCGTTGCTCATGTCAACTTACCCGCACTTGCACATCGTGCAAAACGACAATGCCCGCTGGTGCCAGTGGCTTGCTGTTCACAACATTGAATATCTCTGTGCCAATGGTTAGCGTGTCGCCCGGCTTAGGCGCTGCACCTATCAGCGGGTCAAGGTACACGCGCTGGTCAGTCTGCAAAATCACAGTCCCGTCTTTCTCGCGCTGGGAGTAGTCCAGCAGCACACCAGGCCCGGCGTAGGTTGTTCCAGCGCTAACCACTGTCCCGGTTTCAGGATCGTATGCGCCGGGTTCCATTCGCGTCAGGGTGGCGGTTTGGCCAGCCTTTTTCAGCGTGCGCTGAACCTTTGCGGCTGTCTTTGCGTAGTCCATTCAATATCTCTGATAGGTTCCGCAGTTGGCACACATATGACCATCTGTAGTCAAGTAGAAAAGCTGGTTTCCGCAATTGCACTCTCTTACCAATGACCCCTCATTAGGTTTAAACGCGAACTTGAAAAGACCTCCATGCGAATGACATGAAGGGCACTCAAGCCATAAAGTTCCTGTAGGTGCCACAGCTACCCATTCATGAGTGCATCTGATGCACATAGCCTCGCCAGCTGCATGCTGAACACTAGGTTCAGGCCTTTTGAACTGTACAACTGTCATGCAGAAATCAATTGAATCAACGGCTTGATAATGGCCCATAGCCATGGCAGGCCAAGAAACGCAAAGGCCGAAAGTAGAGCGCCAATGAGCATCAGGACTATGGCTGGAACAACCAAATTAATTTCAGGCAACATAACTTACGCCCTCACCATGCGGATAGAGTTTGCCGAACCGACAAACGGCGACAACAGGCGGTCAATGACCGGGTATTTCTTGGCTTGACTTGCGCCGGGTGCGTAGCGTGTCGTGATTGGCCCAACGGTCTCTTCAATCACGGGCGCGTCTGTGTCTTGGATCATTTCACCTTGCGCAGATCGAAGCGCTGCCTCTGCATTGGCGTTGACCACCTCAACAGGCACAACACCAGAAGGGTAATAGCCAGTCAACGAATCAGCCATAGGCACCCAGATTCGAGGCCAATCAAGCGCCTGAGTCGTAGTCGCACGAATGCCAGCAATGCGCCCGCGGTATGTCTGGGTCAGGTAGTCGCAGCCGCGAACAAGCGCCGATTCTTTGGCATCAGTGGCAAGCGCAGCCCATGCTGCATTCCCACGCGCAAGGAAGTAGGCATCAGCCTGCGCCACTGAGCAATAGGACACGCTATCGCTTCCAGCTTGCCCGGTTTCTACGGTGATGCTCATTTACAGCCTTACTTTGCGCCGTCTAGCAAGGCTTGCAATTCAGCCTTCTTTGCGCCTTCAGGGATTTCGATTCCCTTAGCGGTCAGGGCTTCGCGCAGTTCTGCAACTGATGCCTTCTTTGCGCCTTCAGGGTCTTCAGACTGGTCTTGCTTCTCGCATTCACGCCATCCCAATGACTTGTGATTTGCAAGTGCTGTCGGGTGTACTTCGGAGTAAACGCCATTGAGTGATACGGGGATGAGTTCCATCTGTTTTCCTTTGGTTAAACATTCAAAAAAGCGCCCCGTTAGAGGCGCTTCATTCAATGGATTAGCCCATCAAAATTGCAACGTGTTCGCCTTGAACGACCTTGAATCCGTAGGCCAAATGCAATTCCCAAGTGGTCATGCCGTACTGTTGAATTTGCAACAGCATGTAGGTCATGCCGTTGGCATCGCTGATAAGCGTCTTTTGAATAGTCGCGTTCTCAGGGAAGATCGGAGGACGCATGATGCCGACAACAGCATTACGCTCGAATGCGAGGTTAGGCGTGTAGCTGTTGCCCACAGTCAAGGCGTTGGCAGTGGCGATCACAGCGCGGGCACCAGGACGGCCCAAGCTGATAGTGCCTGGGGCTGCAACACCCGTATTCACCACGTATTTATTGTTGGTGTCGGCAGCGAATCCGACCACATCACCAGCAAGCACAGTGCCAGTACCAGTGACCAAGGCCACATCACGCACGCCTACAGCCGTAGAGCCTGACGTGACGTAAGAAGCGCCTGTACCTTTGACGTGCTGAACGATGCCAGCAGATTCACGGATGGCAAAACCGAATTGGCGCAGCAAGTCACCCGATCGGCGTTCTGCATCGCTGCCTGCTTGGTAAGCCTGCTGAATGATGCCCAGCTTTCGAGCGGCTGCGCCCGCTGTGGAGTCAATGCACAACTGCAAATCAGCCAAAGGAGCGCCGTTATCGAGCAAGACCTTACGCAGATCAGCGATTGCATTGATGTCGGATGCAAAGGGGTTCGTGCCTGCGGTGCCGATAGCACGCGATGCGCCTACCTTGATAGCCTGCACAGCGGATGCTTCAGCCAAATTGCGAAGGGTACGCATGCCTTGGGCTACCAACTGGCGAACCCACTCGCCATCCGTAGAGCCATTTTCCAGCGAACGCATTTGTTCACCAGTCATGTTCCATGTGACTTTCTTGGAAGCGGTAACAGCCACGTCAACAGTCGTAGCGGTCTTATCGTCGCCAGCGGCTGAAGCGGCAGCGGGCGTGAAGTCGGTAGCGGTAGCCGTTGGAGCTACAGGCACCTTAACCACGTCGCCAACAGCAACACCCTTATCGTCGAAGCTTGCGCTGATTGCGCTCACAACGCCGAAAGCCTCGCCTGAGACTTCTTGCGCAGCGGAGTAGAGAACGGGTTGCAGTGCGGTAAATACGTTAGCCATGATTTATCTTTCTGCCCGGTATGGGCGAAAAAAAAGCACCCGTAGGCGCTTGGATTGATTGAATTGATTACTTACGGGATGACGGTCATTCCGCTAGCCATTGCCGCCGCACGTTGTTTAGGCGTGAGTGCGTTAAAGGCCGCTTCTCTGATCGTCTTGCCATTGCCGCCCGATGCGCTTTGTGTAGCGCCTGACCCGCTTGCTTGCGCAGGGAACCAGTGAGGGGCTTTTTCCTTTTGGTCCGCGAACCACTCCTTAAGAGTGAGAGGCTTACCGTCCTTGCCATACACGCCATCAGCGGGGGCAGGATTACCATCATCGTCAAGTGAAAACGTTGCAGCAGCGCGGTATAGGGCGTCTTCAATGGCGTACTGATGTAGGCCAGCTTCTGACGCAGCGGCACGAATGCCGTTTTCAAACACTCGCTTGCTGAACTTGTTCGCCCGTGCTTCAGCAGCTTCGCGGGCTTCACGCTCTTTCTTTGTCTCGCTTTCGTAGCTTGACTTCATGCGAGCTGTGCGCTTTTCTAAAACCTCGTCAACTTTCCCGGCTGCGATCAGGCTAGCCTCTTCGGTTGACGCGAAGTTGGCCAGGATTGTTCGTACAGCCTGCGGGTCGATGCCTTCAAAAGCTGCGAGTGATTCCTTGGACGCCTTAAGCGACCCGAGCAATTCGCGGTTTTTGTTTGCTAGGCCTGTCGTAGCAGTTGCCACAGCGGCACTAACAGCAGCATCAATTTGGGCCTGAACAGCAGGATCAACGGCAGTGCCGCCCCCACCTTCGCCGCCCTCGGCAGATTGTTGAGTTTGGAGTCGTGTGAAAAGGCGTTGCTTCCAGATTGGCATGATGGTTTTGTCCTTTGGACGGTTGCGGGCTTAGCCCAATGAAAAAAGCCCAGCATTGCCGGGCTTGGAAAGCGAAAAGCCCCGGCACATGAAGCGCAGGGGCTTGGAAATGGGTCTAGGTGTTTACCCTAGATTGAAAATATATTGGCTTATTTGGGCTCTGCGGAATAACGTGTGGAAAACTGCATGATGAGCTATGATCATAAAACGGAATTTCGTGTGGAATTCTGAAACCTGAAAGGAATCAAAGTGGAAAACCAGCATCGCCAAATCAAGGGATACCGTGAACTCAGCCAAGAGGAAATCGACCTCATGAACACCATCAAGACCAAGGGTATTGAGCTTGGAGAGCTTGTCGCCAAGTTGCGTGCTACAGAGGGTCTTGACCAGCGTTGGGTTAGCATTGGTGCCACCGACATGCAGACAGGGCTGATGGCCTTGACTCGCGGTGTTGCCCAGCCGACCTTCTTCTGAAGGCGAGGCAGATGAGCCAGTCTGCCCGTGTCAGCATTGCGCTTCAGGAGCTTGCAGCAGGCATCAATGATGTTCTGCGTGAGGTTGCTGGGGAAGAGATTGCTTGATGAAGCGAAGGTGAAGCCTAAGTAACTCGCTCTATCTTCGCGGCGACATAAACAATATCGCCCTTCTTGTAGCAGTCTGCGCACACATCCTCGTGAATCAGTGTGCCCCTGCCCTTTTTGCCGTTCTTCACAATCACGCCGTTTCTGCTGGTCATGATTGTTCTGCTGCCACAGTGCGGACACTGGAGCATTCCGCTAGGCCTATGTAGCCGCTTAACCCGCTCTAAAACAGCCTGCTTGGGGCTTGGTTCAGCTTTTGGGACTAGGGTTAGGGGCATCCCAGCACTATAAACCAGCTTTCCTGAACGCCGCCGCATGTCTCTCGCGCAACTGATCTAGCGTCAGGGG